ATATTAACGGTGTAGTCGTAAGGTCCGGCCATATTAAGCAAGGTCTAGTCCTGAGGTTATCATTCCTACTTGTCCTGCTCCAGGATTGTAGCCACCACCAAATCCCCCTCCACCTTGGAGCGCCTGCATCAGCATGTAGTTCTGCACGCCTCCACCAATAGCACTGCTAACTCCACCGAGTCCTTGAGCAAACGCATTTGCGGCACCAATCTGACCAGCGGCTTGTGCCTGTCCTTGACCAACCATCAAGTTGCCAATGTTTTGAGCAGCGTTCTGCTGTGCTGCTGCTGTGCCGGCAGCAGAAGCCTGACCAACGCCGAGTAGGTTCTGAGCAGAACCAGATCCAAGGCTTGTAAGTCCAGCCAGTTTGCCGTACTGCGCTTCGATGAGCTGGTTTAACAGGTTTGGCCTAAACTGAGCCAAGGCGCCCTGTACGTTGCCACCTCGAAGTCCACCAGTGGCAGAGGCATTTTGCAAGATGCCCTGCTCGCCCTGTTTGGCAAGCTCCTGAAACAATGGTCCCTGCTCGATGCCTTGGATCGCTTGACGCTGCCGTTCTGCGCCAAGTTGAGCATAGCTCTGATCCTGAAGGATCGGCTGCATCAACGCTTCACGTTCCGCGTAAGCCTTAGACTCAATGTCTCGAATGCCAGCTTGAGTCTGATTTTGAAACTGAGCCAACAGACCAGCTTGAATGTCTTTTCTCGATACTCCTTTTGGCGTGGGAGCCTTTTTGTAATCTGCTGACTTTTGGAACGCCTTTAGCTCTACATCTCTCTGACGTTGGTAATTTGCAATGTTGGCCTTTGTAACATCAGCAATATTAGTAAACTGAGGAGACTGTTGAAGCTGATAGAGAGCACGTTGACGATCTGCTTCACCACCAAGACCAACCAAAGCCTGCATTCCTTGCAGTGCCCCAGGACCAGCCTGAATATACGGTTGCGTGAGTCCCGGTTGACCAGCTTGAATGTAAGGAGAAAGAAGCTCGCGAATAGCATCAAACTGCCTGCGCTGCTCATCAATAGCCTTCCCTTGCGACTTGGCCTGTGTGTCTGCGGCAGACTTTGCAGCTTTAGATGCCTTGTTTGACCCATAAATTGAAGATCCAGCACCTAAAAGTGCAGCTCCACCAAGTAAGAATCCACCAGTTGGATCAGCCATAAAATTCGGTTTTGTAATCGTTAAAGGTTTCTCCGTATAGCCTTAACACATCGCCAGAAAGTTCAGTTGCCCTTTTGACTCCATGACATGCCTGAACTGCGATCATGCAAAGATCATAGAAAGCCGCTCTCCAAGCAAATGACATTTCGTTAGCCTGCCCTGCACGCTCAACAGCATCACTTCCCTGCCACTTAAGGATACTCAGAGCCACTACTGGAAGCAGTGTTGTAGAGTTTGCAACAAAAAAGGGATTCAGCGGCATCGCAACAAGTGTGTTCCAGATGCACTTGTTTAACTCCTCCCGAGAGACTTCGTCACCATCTGCGACATCGTCAAATACCTGTGTCACCTGAAACATCATTAGTAGCCACTCAATGGCAGAAGCAGGCAACTGGAAGTATTCTTCCAGATTCTGCCTCAGTAATGTCAGGCGCTCATCCACTAGGTGATCTCCCTCCCAGAAGCAGTAAACGTCAATGCAGAAGCAGTCCCTGCGAGCGTCGAAATGAATCCACCAGCCTCAAGCACCTGACCAACAAGCTCAGGACACAGGTAAGTCTCGCCGGGCACAATCGAGCGAGTCTTCACTACCAAGTTCGAGTTGCCGGCAGAACCACCAGACACAATCAGATTCACGCTCAAGGTCACGTTAGCTGTGTTCGTATTAGTCACAGTCGCCTTGTCAATGATGGTCTTGCAGTTGACAGCGGTGTACTGGGCAGTCTGAGAGTTCTCAAGCTGCTTGGGAGGAATGATGTTTTTGACGGTGACTGCCATATCAAGAAATGTTGTCTGTGACCGTGAGAATTAACGAAGGGAGAGCAGGATGTGGCGCACTTGCTGGCAGAGCTAATATCTCACAACTGGTATCATCTGTGCTCCAAACCAACTCGAAGTAATCTCCTGCGTTAATTGGAAGAACGAAATTCCAAGCACCAACTGTTTCTGCGTTGTTGCCTTGAATCCGTATCTTAGTTGCGCTGTCTGGAATGTCAACGCCGTTGACCCTGGCCCAAATATAAATAGCACCAACTCCACCAGCAGTTTTGTGAAGCTGTGCAGAGAACTGAAAGTTGTAAAAGCCCTCGGTGTCAACGTAAACGCGACTGTTTGGAGTGCCGGTGTACACGCCAAACGAAATGTCAGTCGTATTCAGCGTCATCGGATACGCCGTGTTTATGACAGCAGCATTCTGAGTGACTGTGCTATGAAACGCTCCGTACCGCTTCCTGCGCACCTCGTTGATGACTGGCGGTAAAATATCAGTTTGCGCAACAATTTGTGTAGTTGGCGGGGCAATATCCGAAACAGTGCTGACTTCGACGCTTCGAGGAGCCAGCGCAAGCAGTTCGACTGCGTCAGCCAATCTGGTGATAGCGGACAGTGCCTGAACGGCCTTAGAATCGGCGTTCTGTGCGTTTACAGAGACTTCCTCAACTATAGCTGCGCTGTCGTTGAGGCTGGACGGGATGAGAGCGAAAAGCTGCTCAAAAGCCCGGATTGCCCGTTGAGAGGGCAGGAACTCAGCCAGCTCATTACGAGTAATTTTGTATGGCCCCTCGATCATACCACAAGTGGTTCGACTCTGGCCTCCAGTCGGGCCACAGAAAGCTGTGCATCACTGGTGCCCCGGAACTTCTGCGCCCTCCACTGCCTCATGCGCCCCTGCTGAAGCCACGATAGTCGCTTGCCGCGCACGCCGGTCATGCCAGCCTTGCAGACTCGTTCCTGACTCCAGGTCACACCATCCTCTGTGTACGAAGTCCAGATACTTGGGTCAGTGCCAAAGATCGAGTTGCCGGTTAAGGAAATTAGCTCCAGCTCATGGAAGACCAAGCCCCGGCTTTCATTGTACAGGATGATCGTCGCAAACTCCCAGCCATTCAGGACACCCCAGTGAGAGGACAGCGAGTCAGACAAGTAGCCGAACGCAGTGCTTGCCGGGTCACCCACATTCCAGCGGTTATACACCCAAACGAGGTTCTTCGCACGATACTGGCTGTTCCCAACAAGGCTGGTCGCCAATGTGAACCAGACTGGAGCGCCGGCGCCAGTAGTGGCTGCCGCGTCAAACACGAGCGTCTGATTGGGTAGATGGATATACAAGTGCCTGTAGCCCTTATCTACACGGGCCTCGACAAGCACATTGGACAACTCTTCCTCTGTAAATTCGGTAAGCAGTTGGTCAATCTCTCTAGTTGCAATCCTTTCTGCATTACTGCCAGAGATGAGCCAAACAGAAGGAGCCTCGTTCCTGCCACCACCGATAAACGCGATGGATTCCATGAAGTTGCAACAGGCATGAGTGCCAACTGTGCCACGCTGGACCTGCGCTCCTTCTACACGCTGGAACGGGAAAAACTGGCCCCCTACGTTATCAAAAACTTCGATGGTGTGCCGGTTGAGCGCGTAAACCTCGTTACGAACCTTTAGGAGGGCCACTACGGGGTCAGGATCAGCTTCAGCAGAACCGTACTTGAGCGGATTGACCGAAAATGGATCGTTGAGTTCCGTCACAATCAGGAACTCTCCGTCGGTTGTCATGAAGTAGCCATCCACCCAGACGACATCGACGACTGTGCCAAGGTCAGGATCGGTGACCTGTTGGAGCCCGGTGCTGGGCCGATACAGGAACAGATTGCCACCTGAGGCGACAGCCAAGTAGTCGAAGGAATAGTCAAAGGTAACCTGACCAGTGCCTCCTACATTGCCTATGACAGTGACGACGTTCGTACTAGAGATCGACACTAGATTAGTGCCCATCACGCGGTAAAGCAGCCCCTGCCACTCGATGGCGCCACGGTCAATGCCGGGACCAGTGCCAAGGCTGACAATCCCGTCTGCAGGACGAAAGTAACCATCAGAGATCCCTGACTTCAAGATGACAGGAATCATGTTGCGCGGATACTCCACGCGGAAGTCCCCAGCGGTATCTGTGTAAATTCCGTTGAGGATGGGGACTTGCATTATTTCTTTTTGGCAGTCTTAGCAGAAGCCTTAAATGCGGCAGCAGTGGGCGCTCCCTTGGAGCCTGGCTTGCGCATACGTTCCTTTGAGCCAGCTTCGATGCGTTCGCGTTTTTGATGAATGTTCTTATAGAGTCCGTCTTTCATTTGCATTTCCAGCGTTTGAGGCTTGCTGCTTTGCGAGTTGGATTACCCTTCTCGTCCTTCATTGGCCCAGGCATCCCGCCCATGCGAGCACAGAAGGACTTCTTGCGTCCAGCATCAGCCTTGGTCTTTGGATTCGGAGCAGGGGCCTTCAGGTTGCTGCCGGTCGCCGCGTTATACTTAGCCCTGCCCTTTGCAGTAAGCCCTGCGCCTTTAGACACAGGCAACTTCTCGCCCTTCTTGACTGAGAGATTGACCTGTTTCTTGCTCATTGTGGGTGAACTTGTTGTTCGAGAGCTGAAATGCGTTGAGCCAAAGCGTCAAGCTGGGCAGATAGCCCGGTTACTTGGCCTACACCATGACTGTGCGAGGCAGCGGCAAAGTCTGCTGCATTGGAAGTCAGAATATCTCCACAGCCCACAAGATCCAGAGGAGTGTGCTGGTGGTCGATGATAGCCGCGCCAATCGATGTGGGAGTGATAGCGTCAGGCTGACCAGCAGCATGGGTAGCCGCGTGAGGTGCTGCAATGGCGAGGATCTTGCGTACAAGACCAGTCTTGAGCTTGGTCCAGAGTGAACCAGTGGAAGCGTCAATGGCTAGTTCCCTAACCGCTACATCTGACGGACTTGGGGCAGAGCCGTCGTTTACTTTGTTATTCAACAGAATCGTTGGCATTTCTTTCATGTAGCACTAACTCAAAACAAATCAAGCCGTCGGATTGGACAACGACTTGATGTGTTGAAGTGTTACTGAGGAGGATTGGCAGCGTCGTAGGCTGCTTGTGCGCCCGCCTGCGAACTGTAGTACGTTGAGTTGTATGCCCAACTGCCGTTATATGCGCCTTGGCCGGTGTACTCATTCACGCCAGTGTTGGCTGCCAGCCATGCCTGATATGCGCTTTCTTGCGCAGCAGCTTCTGCCGCTCGTGCTTCAGCCTCAGAAACGTACGCAGTCTGGTTGTACGCCCACTTGCCGTTATTTGGATTATTGAAATCCACAAATTGATTTAGCCCACTATTGTTTGAGAGCCAAGTGATATAAGCACTTTCCAAAACATACGCAGCAAGTGCGGCTTCAGCCTCTGCCAAGGTCATGTATGGCTGACCAGCGAATGCATAGCGTCCATTGTACCAGCCGCCAGCAGTGTATTGCTGAATGGTGGCGCTGTTGTACATGAGAAACTGATTGAACGAGATCTGTCCCTCTGCTGGAGAAAGGTCAAAATTTGGCGGCGTAATGGTTCCGCTTACAGTTCCGTTGTTTATGGACAAAATTCCAAACGTCGCATTGCCAGCAACAGTTGCGCCTGCCTTGTTTTCGGCATTGCCTTCAAACACTGCGTTGCCAGTCACTGTCCCGCTGTTTGCGGAACCATCTTGAAACACCGCGTTTCCAGTAACAGTGCCAAAGTTTTCTGAGCCGGCGCCAAAAGTGGCGTCACATGCGATTGAGATATTTGGATTCATAATAAAAAGAAAAAGAAGTGGGGGCGCCATATTTCAGGCGCCCCCACAAGTGTTAGCGATTAAACGCCACGCCGTTAAGCGTGATGATACCTGTTGTTCCCGTGACGGAACAAGTGAGGTTAGCTGAAGGAGTTGCCACCGAGGTCAGCGTCAGGTCATTAGACCCAATCGCTATGCTCTGAGGCTGCGTCCAAGTGTCCAGGTCGGCAGACCCGGAACTGAGCAGTGTTACGTCAGTGGTTCCGTCTGGAAGCTGCGTTGCTGCCTGAGTACGGGCGCTATCGCCATACCAGTTAGCAAGCGTGCTCCAATCGTTTCCAGAGCTGGCGTAGAAGTAGGCGCCGATCACGGGAGTGGTGTTGCCTCCACCACCCCCGCCATTAAAACCCGAGAACGTGCCTCCGTCCAAGGTGCTATTCTCAGTCAGAATCACACCAGAGTCGGTAGGAACGGAACCAGCGCCGATCAGGCCGCCAGTGATGTTCACGTTGTTTGCATTCTGTGCAGACATCGTGCCTAGGCCAGCAATCGCGCTTTCTGCGCTGGAGACGCGAGAATCAAGGTTCTGACCTTCAAGAGTCGAAACCCGGCCACTTACTCCGTCGATGCTGGACTGAAGCGTGCTAGAAGCTGAACTAACAGCGGTGCTGACCTTCGTGTCCACTTCAGCGGACGAATCAACGCTCAGGTTAGTGCGTGCAGCAGCAGCGTCAGCAAGGTCGCTGAGGTTTGCAGACTTCTTGGCAGACGCATCAGCGCCAGACTGTGCGGTTGCAGCAGCCGAAACTGCGCTGTCCGCAGTGGACTGGGCGGCGTCAGCAGCCGATTGGGCTGCGTCTGCGGCAGACTGAGCAGCGTCAGCGGCGCTCTGGGCAGCGTCGGCTGCGCTCTGGGCGGCTACAACGTCTGTCTGAAGAGTGTCAATTTCGCCTTCAGCGCCAGAAAGACGGGAATCAAGATTCTGGCCTTCCAGCGTGTCAACGCGGGAAGAAACGCCAGCAATGCTAGATGCCAGTGCGGTTGCAACGTCTGAGCCAGCGGCTAGGGCGTCAGCAATCTCCTTCAGGGTGTCGAGCGTAGCAGGACTCCCATTGATCAGGGCCGCGATGGCGGCGTCGGTGTAGGCGTCGGAAGCACTTTTGGAGGTGCTGATCTTGCCGTCAACTTCTGCGCTGCTGTCAACACTGAGGTTGGTCCGGGCAGCGGAAACGCTCGCCAGATCACTCAGGTTGGAAGCGATCTTCAAAGAAGCGTCTGCACCAGACTGAGCAGCAGCGGCTGCGCTCGTCAGCGTGTCAAGGGCGCTCTGGAGGCCGGTGACATCAGAGATGACATGGGTGTGTACTGCACGGGCAAATGCGGACGCGCTCTCGAAGCTGAGAATCGCCTCGTCATTCTTTTTGATGAACAGCTTGCCATCGGCAGTGTTCAGGGCGATTTGGCGCAGAGGCAACTCTGCGGACGTTGGGATAACGCCAGCAGTGGCGCTATACTTAAGTAGGAACTGGTTAGCCATATTGGTTTTTGTTTACTGCGTTTGTTCGGGGGAAAGTTAGAATGTAGTCAAAAGCACTCGCTTCCATACGTTTGTAGCTGTGCAAACGTAAAGCCAACTGCCTGCGTTATCGACTGCAATCTGGCCAACTTGACCTGTAGATGTTGCAGTAGCCGGGATGGCAACATGGTTTGTGTTAGTTGTGCGCACACCTGCTGCATTGGTCAAATACATCTGGTCGTTAAACCACTCAACAGCATTTGCTTGAGGTGCAGTCATTAATGCTGCCCCAGTCTGAAAAAAGAACGGAACTGAATTAACGCCAGCACCATTTGACCTAAAGGTTTGGTACCCAGTAAACAAGTTTGTGCCAAGACTCGCAGGCGACGCTCTTAGATTAACGCGAATCATGGTAATGTTGGTTGTCCCAACAGTGATTTCAGTGTTTCCTGTTCCGGTCGGACCCACAAATGTTTGAACAAATCCGTTTTGAGCTGAACCAAAACGGGTCATGTACATCGAATTTTTGACGACGCCCGTGTACCAAGATGGTCGCGTAAATACGGCAGATACACCAACTGCTCCAACAGTTGTGACTTCCCAAAACCCATTTTGCGTTGTTGTGGTTTGCAGTGCAAACGCAATGATGTCACCCAGCACTGGAGTGTAACCATCTGTCGCAAACACCCCTGTAGCCGTCACAGTAAACACATTACCAACCATGTTTCCGGTGATGTTTGCGGTAGTCTGCGCCTCGACCATACGCATTCCAACACCCAGACTTGAAATGGCAGCCTGAGCACTTATCGCTGCTGTTCCTCCAAGACTAAGTGACAATGGAGCAGATGTTGTCAGGGCAGCCTGGGCGCCAAGTTCACCAAGTGTTGGAAAAATGTGTTGGTGATCCGCGCGAGCCGCAAAGGTGCTCAGGCCAATGACAGCAGTCGTAGACAGTGCTGCCGGCGCCACAGTAGACAGACCAGCAATCTGAGTGGTTGATAAGGCCCCTAGGGAGGCCACAGCAGCCGCTTTATTGGCTGCCTGCATGAAAGAGTCAATGTCTGCTGAAACCGTAAGATTTGGCATGGCTAGGGTCGAATGTAGATTGAGGTGCCGTCAGGGCGTCTAAACTGAGATGTCCCGTCGGGACGCAGGTAAGTAAATGTAACGACAGGAGGCACTGCGCCAGCCGTTGCAGGAGTCTTGGACCGGCGCCTTGACAGGAAGCGGATCATTACAGCCCGATGCCTTGGATGATGTGAAGCGAACCAGGACCAGCAGGAGAGATGAACGAAACCGTGTCATCGTCTTGATCCTTGCCAATAGACACCTGTGAGCCAACCAGCACAGGATAGCCAGAGGTCGTCGCAGGAGCGCCGCTGCCGGCAGTGCCCACCCGCACATAGACAACAGTCGATCCAAGGTTGGTGAACACAACGGACTCAGAGGTGAATCCAAGTGTGACAGAAGCAGAGGTCACATCCGGCGTAACAGTGACGCCGAGGCTGTAAGCAGGTTGAAAAGCAAGGCCCATAAATTTAGTAGTTATCCAACACGATACCAATTGCTGAGAATTGGTTCAAACTTCATCAGGAAGAAGTCGTTTGCAGCCAGTGACGCAGGTGCCCCAATCACGTTTGCGCCGTTGCCATTCACGGTAAGCGTCCCAACAGACTGGGTGCAGTTTACAAGGACTTCCTGACCTTCCTGCACGTTAACCAAAGCAGGCATCGTAATTGTGCCGGTGGCAAAGCCTGCTGTAGGAGTGATAATGAGCCACGCACTGGCGCTTTCAGTGCCAATAGCAACCGTCCAGCCAGTGGCAGAAGGAGCAAAGTATTGAATGGTTTTTCCACCAAGAATTCCATCTCCACCGCCAAACTCCTCTGTAGCATTGATGATGTAGTCGTAAACGGACTGGGCAAGAACCCGGTAGTCCTGTCCATTGACGTTTACGGCAAAGTTTGTC